TTGTTATTAGACGAAGAGTTGTACATGGATGTATTAAAAATACTAAAAAACACAAATAAAACGATAATGGATATAAACGCTAGTATATATGTTGAATAATTGATCTTTACTTTGTTGGATTTAATTATTGATAAATCGTTGGGTCTGATGTCTGTTGCGTAATTTAAACCAGGAAAATTACTAAAATAACTATTAAAACTTTTCATATAATCAGCCATTCTATATATAGTATTAAGTTTTTTTTCTATAAAAAAGACAGTATGCCTTTGATGATACTATCTTTGTTTTATCTTTTAGCTCATTAACATCAATATCATCGTATAAATACCATTTCCCATTTTGGTTCTTAATATAAGTATTGTAATGACCGCCTTCGGTTCCGCCAATGTGATTACATACTCCTATTAGATCATAAACATATGAATAAGAGTTGTATCCTTCAACATAGGACGTCATGTCTAGATTATCTATTGGAAAATCAATATGTGTATTATTTTTTTTTAATGTTTGTGTAAAACGTTTAATATCTATAATCATTATTTTAGGCAAGCTCCAGAATGTAAATTTCTTTATCACATTTTCTTTTGTATTGGTTTTTTCATTATACCATGCATTGTCATCTTCTAGTAATTCTTCTTCTAAATAATTATTAAAACAATTATATAAGGTAGGACTGTCTACAATTGGGATAGACAGACTAATGTTCATAAAAGGTTCAGGTCTAGAACTTAGTACTTTATCTTCAGTGACAGAAACAATATTAGATACGTGTATTCCATAGAAATGTGTTAATATTTCAGAAAATTCTTTTTTATACATTGTTTTCATCATTTCGTAGCAATTTTTAGCGATTTTATCTCTTTTATTTATAATATGGCCGTCTATGGTCATATTAACTTCTCTTGCTAATGCGGTATGAAAGCAATCAATAATAAATAGAAGAAACTCAGGCAAGTCATTTTGTGCTATACCTGTAAATATGTCTTTATCTTTAATGTGTGATATTTTTCTTACAGCATTTATAAATCTCCCAGGACATATAGAACAGTTTTTGTTAAAGATCATTTGTCTTAAATTATTGGCTTCAATCAATAAGATACTTTCGGGTTTATTATTTAATTTTTTTAAAAGGTTCTCGTTATCAAATAATACATTTAGTTCATTAATATTAAATAAGCATTGCATGGCAGAATTGATAAAACATGTATTTCCTAAATTTTGAAGACCTGACAATCCTTTATTAGCGTATTTATCGTCCATCATATTATACTGGAATAATAATATTTAAACATATTTTATTATATTATAATATGAATACAAATATGAATACAAATATGAATACAAATACAAATTTATTGATGAATTATATTAATTATTCTAGAGAAAATCAAAGACTTTATCGCTACATTTTAGAGAATACGTGTGATAATGATCGTAACATGGGCAATATTATATCAAGAGAGATGGAAATACGCAATAGAAATATGAGAAATCGTATATACACATCTCATAATAGACGTATTCAGCAATTTAACACCGACAGATTTAACACCGACAGATTTAATGCAGGCAGATTTAATGCAGGCAGATTTAATGCAGGCAGATTTAATGCAGGCAGATTTAATGCAGGCAGATTTAATGTTGACGGATTAAACAATTTACCGACGAATACTATGCCAGAAGTTGTTTCACCTGTTAGAGTAACACCGACGTTTAATCAGATAAATGCTGCAACCACAACATCAAACTATTCAGAATTGTCTCATGAAGAAAGAGAACGATATATCAATTGTTCCATAACATTAAATAACTTTACAGATGATACACGTGTTATGAGAATTAATCATTGTGGTCATGTATTTTCAGAAGAAGGTTTAAGAGGACATTTTAACAATAATGTGACGTGTCCTATATGTAGACATGAGATAAGAGAACAAGACAATTCGGCACGCTTATTGACTGCTTTACGTGGTGGTTTAGAGGAAGCACTGATTGATAACTCATTTAACGTTGATATATCCAACGATACTTTGATTATATCATATTCGTTATATGGTAATTACAATTAAAATTGAATATAACTATATTTTAATAAGATATAATTATACTAATGTTGCACGACGTAAAATTAATAGATTTTAAAACGTCTGAAATAAGCACTGAAAAACAGCAATTCGGTAAATGTAATTTGATATTCAGGATTCAGATGTTTGGTATAAATGAAAAGGGCGAAACATTCTCTATTTTCGTAGATGATTTTAAACCGTTCTTTTATATAAAAACACCAAAAAAATGGAATAGGAAAAACGTAAACGAATTCACTAATTATTTAAAGATGCAGATAGGTGAATATTACGAGGATAGTATATCGGCAACATTATTTATAACAAAAAAGAAATTATATGGTTTTGATGCACAGACATATCATAAATTTATGCTAATACGATTTCATAATATGCGATGTTATAACAAAGTGAAGAACATGTGGTATCATGAAGATAAAGAAAAAGAAAATAGATTTGATAAATCGCGTGGTGCATGGTGCACGAAACCTGAAGGATTTAAATATAAGAAAAATGAACCAAGTTTATATTTGTATGAATCAAATATAGCACCTATTTTAAAATTCTTTCACAGAATGAACATAAGTCCATCTGGATGGATTCAAGTAGATTCAAATAATATTGAAAAGCGCAACAATAAACTGACCAATTGCAAGTATGAATTTTCAGTTCCGTTTTTAAAAATCGTTTCTCTTACCGAAAAAGAGACGATGGTCCCGTATAAAATATGTAGTTTTGATATAGAAGCGAGTAGTAGTCATGGTGATTTTCCATTAGCAATAAAAAAATACAAGAAGAATGCTTACAACTTTATGGAAATTTTTGATAAAGAGCCTGTGCAAGCAAAAAAAAGTAATATTCTTGAAATACTGATAACAAGATTTATAAAAACTATGTTTGGATACGATAACATGAATGGTGTAGATAATGTTTATCCTAAAACAATGCCATCCGATACTGAATTAGAAGGTATTATAAGCAATATATTAGATAAGAATATATCGCAATTTAAAGTAGACACTGAAGAATTGATAGAAGAGGAAGAGGTGGAGGACGAAGACGAGAATCAGGATGAGATGAAAAAGACAAGAGCACGAAAATGTAATAATGATAAAACGATTATAGAAAATTTACTTGATAATTATGTGCGTGAACGTAAGGTTGAGATAATTAAACGTGCATTTAATAGCGAACTTCCTTCGCTTGAAGGAGATAAAGTTACGTTTATTGGATCTACATTTATTAAATATGGCGAAGATAAACCCTATTTAAATCATTGTATTGCGTTGGATACGTGTAGTGACATAGAAGGTGCTGAAATAGAATGTTATAAAAAAGAGAAGCACGTATTGCTTGCATGGCAAAAATTAATACAACGCGAAGATCCGGATATTATTATTGGTTATAATATTTTTGGATTTGATTATTCGTTCTTGTTCGACAGAGCACTTGAACACGGTGATGGATGTGTGGAAAAGTTTCTAAAACTGACGCGAAATATAAATGATTCCGCAGGTATGCCACCAAACCCATCAGGATGGCGACCGCAAACAAAATGGAAAATACAAGAAACAACTACGTTTCTTGCGAGTGGTGAACATAATTTAAGATATTTTGATATGACAGGACGTCTACAAATAGATTTATATAATTTGTTCAGAAGGGATTACAATATGGATTCTTATAAATTAGATTTTGTCTCAGGATATTTCATTGGAGATATTATAAAATCTCTTGAATACAAGGATAATAAAACCGTAATTCATAGTAAAAATTTACATGGTTTGGAAAACAATAATTATGTTGTTTTTGAAGAAATAGGACACTCAAGTGATATGTATTTGGAAGGTCGTAAATTTTCAATAACGAATCTGGATTCAAATGCAGGAACATTTGAAATTAATGCAATAATAGAACCGGACATGAAGAAACAGGTTAAATGGTGTTTGGCAAAAGACGATGTCAGTCCGCAAGACATCTTTAATTTAACAAATAAAGGTCCTGAAGAGCGTGCAATTGTAGCGAAATATTGTATTCAGGATTGTAATTTAGTGCAACATCTGTTAAGCAAGATAGATGTCATAACAGGATTTATAGAAATGGCGAATATTTGTAGTGTTCCAATGAGTTATTTAGTTTTGAGAGGACAAGGAATAAAGCTAACCAGTTTTATAGCTAAAAAATGTCGCGAAAAAGAAATAGCTATCCCAGTATTGGAAAAATGTTCTGATGATGACGGCTATGAAGGTGCGATCGTGTTAGATCCAAAGTGTAATATTTACACAGATGAAGATCCGGTGGCGGTGTGTGATTACAGTTCGTTGTACCCTTCGTCTATGATAAGTGAGAATATTTCACATGATAGTAAAGTCTGGACAAAAGAATATAATTTGGAAAGTGAATTAATATGTGAAACCGGTGAGAAGGATTGTAGTGGTAATTATATGTACGATAATTTAAAAAATTATAAGTATGTAGATATAACATATGACACGTATGAAAAGATAAGAAAGACACCAAAGGGTGCGGAAATTAAAATAAAAAAGGGATATAAAATTTGTCGTTTTGCACAATTTCCAGATGGGTATGCCGTTATGCCTTCTGTATTAGATGAATTGTTGGCTGCACGAAAAGCAACGAAAAAACTTATCAAAACAGCTCCAAATGAGTTTATGGCAAATATTTACGATAAGCGTCAATTGTCTATTAAACTTACAGCTAATTCATTATATGGTCAATGTGGTGCTAAGACAAGCACGTTTTATGAAAAAGACGTAGCAGCATCAACGACGGCAACAGGTAGAAAGTTATTGATATATGCCAAAAACATCGTGGAATCGGTTTATAAAGATAAAGTCTGTAGTACGAGTAAAGGAGAGGTTAGAGTTGACGCGGAATATGTTTATGGAGATACCGATTCGGTGTTCTTTAAATTTAACCCCACAGATCTTGACAATAATAAAATAGTAGGTAAAGATGCGTTACAAATTACTATTGAATTGGCACAAGAAGCAGGCGAATTGGCATCAAAATTTTTAAAATATCCACATGATCTTGAATATGAAAAAACATTTATGCCGTTCATATTGTTATCAAAGAAGCGTTATGTAGGTATGTTATATGAAACCGATATAAATAAATGTAAGCGTAAAAGTATGGGAATAGTATTAAAACGAAGAGATAACGCACCGATAGTGAAGGATATTTATGGTGGTATAGTAGATATTCTGATGAAAGAACAAAATATAAATAAAGCGATATCGTTTACGAAAGATTCTATTGCGGAACTCACAACGGGAAAAACACCATTAGATAAACTGGTTATTACAAAATCGCTTCGTTCAAATTATAAAAACCCTAATCAAATTGCTCATAAGGTATTGGCGGAAAGAATTGGCAAACGTGATCCAGGTAATAAACCTAAGGCGGGTGACCGCATCAAGTTTGCGTATATTAAAAGCGATGAAAAATTGCAAGGAAACAGAATAGAAATACCTGAATATATTAAAGAAAAGAAACTAGAAATAGATTACTCGCATTATATTACGAATCAAATAATGAAACCATGTCAACAATTGTTTGCATTGGTTTTGGAAAAATTGCCGGAATATGAAGAAAGAGAATCTAATTATGGAAAAAAACTTGAAATTATAAGACAAAAATATGGGGAGGATGAAGAGAAAATTGAAAAGAAAGAAGAAGAGTTAAGAGGTAAAGAAATCAAAGAAATTTTATTTGATTGCTTTATACCAAAGAAAACGCGTGCTAAGAAAGGAACCTCTAATGTTTCATCGGATATTCCCTCATATGTTCCATCCGATATTCCATCAGATGTTCCATCGTTTTATATCTAGGATTTAATAATAAGTTTTTTTGGTTTTCGTTTTTTTTTAGGTTTTTCATATGATACGGTATCTTTCATCCATTCTAATATAGGCTGTGCAGACGAGGACGTTATCAATCTTTTAAGATATTTATAAGGTTCTATATTTATACGATATCCATCATCATTATTATAAAGCAATGTATATTTGGGTATTTTATTTAGCTGAATGGAAGGTTGTTTTATAAAATAAAATTCATTAACTTTTATTTCATTTAGTAATTTAAATGTTACCGGATCTCTCTTGGTTATCATTACAATAGGTAAATCATAAACAATAGTTAATATTCTAATATCAAGTTCAGTTAAATAGTAATCACCCGTGATTATTAGCTCTTCTAATCTAATTTTATTTTGTAATACCTTTTGTAATAAATATCGTTTGCCTTGAGTTTCTAATAATATTCTTATTTCATTTGCGTATGGTTTAAAAAAATTACCTGTGTATTCTCTTGCGAGAATAGCTTTTAAATTATTGACACTTACTTTTTCTTTTTTAAAATCATTAATAATGTCTACCATTATTCTAAAAGAACATTCTTCACTATTTTTGTAAGTTTGCATCATTGTTTTTGAATTAAATAATTTAGTATAGGGTGTTTCACCTATTAAACTTTTTGGTATTCTTTTCCTTGCCGTAATACATTCTTCCAATTCTTCATTCAATTTTTTAGAGAAATTCATATTGTTGCTTAGATTCAAATGGACATTAGGCTGAATATCATCAAATACATTATGTTTCGAATAATAATTAGATTGTCTCGGTATTAGATTTTCAAAATAGTCCTGCGTTAAAAACATTTCTAATAAAATGATTTCGTCATCTTTTAGATTATAGTGGACCGGTTTTAATGATAAATATATTTGCGGTTTTAATATAAAGTTTCTTATAAAATTATATCTTAATAATTCATCAGATAATCTACCAAAATAGATTCTTTCATTGTCTATATTAGATATTAAATGTTTTTTTGGTATAACTAATAAACATTTATTATCATCCATTAAACAAAATTTGTTATCATCACAATTAGGATTATTATAACATGTCGTTAAATCGTTAATGTAGTTAATTATTGTATCATCGTAACCTTCTGTAAATTTAATAAAATTGGTTGTTAGTTTTTTTAAAACAAAAACTAATTCATCTAATTTTTCTGTGTATAATTTTTCATTATCATTAATTATTTCTTCTATTGATTTTCTGGCATCATAATTTTCAGGATCTAATAACAATCCTTTTATGGTTATTCTAAAAACATTATAAAAATTTGTTTCTAACTTTATTTTTTTAACATACAATTCTCTTTCTACATCTTTAGTGTCATTTGTTAAGGTTTCAGAATCAACCATGATATGATTATAATCGCTGATTGGTTCTAATTCATCCATTACAGTATTGTCTTCAGGAGTTTCTATCATAACAAACTGGTTTGTTTCAGTAAGAATACCTACGACTAAATTATCTTCCAACACTTTTTTAACCGGTTTACAAGGTATTTTAATTTTTTTGGACAATTCCATTAAAAAATTTCTTGTTGATATATAATCACTCCAGATATCATCTGAATCCATGTATTTATATGGTATATCTAATAGAAGGTTACTCTGTCGTGTAGGTACAAATCCTGTAAAGCCTTGATTTGTAACCATAAGTCCAATAACTTTACCGTTATAATTAATAATTTGCATATCAACACCATAATCTATTGTTTTCAATAATTTTATAATTTCTATGGAAGACAAGTTTTCTTTGAATTCGTAAACCATACTACTTCGTTTAGGTTTACATTGTATTTCATAAATATTTTTAATAATTTTAATGGCATGTTTTATATTTGGTAAAAGATTCTTATCATATTCGGAGAAAGCTTTCTTTATTTGTATTTCATTATTTTCACCATTAATATAAATGTAAATAGGTTCATAAAATCCTTTGTTTTTATACAGAAATACTGTGCTCTTATTAGTATTATATGAGTTATTTGAATAGAAGTTAGTTGGACAAATAACATTAATATCATTCGTTAAATCGTCATTCGTTTCTTCAAGTATAACTAAATTAATACCTTCTTGTTTGAATAACAATTCATTTTTACTTGTTATAATATCCCATAGATAAGTGTGGTCTATTATTATGCTATCATTTTTTAAATAAAGTATAAAATTAACATAAGCTTTTATAATGTTTGTAAGAGATTTTATTTGATTTTCATTTGAGAAATCTACGGTTTTATATAAATCAGATGTTTTATAATCGTTAATGTCAACCTCTATATCATTATTATAGAAAATGGAAGGTAAATTTCCATTGTGAAAGGTTAAAAATGTATCCAAAGAGAGCGAGTTTATGATTATATCTTTCATTTCTTTAATAGATGATACCTTATCTTTGGCTAATGAATCGGCAAAACATGCAATGAAAGATTGATTTTTGCTTGATTCAACACCCTTTCTTAAAATGTACGGTTTGTATTTTATTATTTTATAATTATCACGACTACTATCATTACTATCAAAACCGAAGAACACCTCTAGACTTAATGGTATATATCCCCATCTATTTTGTTCTAGGGGCATTTTTTCGGGACCTTTAATATATTCATCATCTTTTACATTAACTTTTAAAACCTTGGGTTTTTTTATTTTATCCATATTACTTAGGCATTCTTCACGGCGGTCTTTTTGTGATTTACTATCCCACGCCTTAAAACAGCATGGTACGCATAATCCATCTGGATGTGAATCGTCTTTTGTAAACCCTGGATATGTCGTAACATAATTACCGTCTTTATCGATATTTGGAGAATTACTGGCATGTCTACCTTTGAATTCGTATATATAAGCGCCCTTAGGCACTTTTTTCGCACCAAATGGTATTACCTTACCGCCACATTTTCCAGCTTTAACATCTTCTTCTGTTAGCGAAACGTTATTTTTAAGACACCA